CAATGTAGTTATTATAGATACTAATAAGTTATATAATGTAATCGGATTTACAGAAAGCTCATCTTCTGTTACTGAAGGTGGAACAATAATACTGACATTCACTGCACATAACGTACCTGCAGGAACAATATTCTATTATTCCACTGAAGGAAATACAACAACAGCTACATTCGCAAGTGCAAATACTGGTTCATTTGTAATGAACGGATTATCTAATACTATATCATTAGTTACAGCAAGTGTGCCATATGGAATAACACAAAACTTTAACGTTAAGATTAGAGAAGGTTCGCCTACAGGTACATTGTTAGCAACAAGTAATAATTTGATAGTTGTAGATCCCGCAGCAATTAATTATATGTCTGCTACAGGTGGCACAATAGTAGATAGCGGCGGTTATAGGGTGCATACGTTTACAACATCCGGTAATCTAACAGTTTCTGCCCTGGGGGATGCTCCAAGTAACTTTCTTGATTATCTAGTAGTTGCAGGTGGAGGTGGTGCAACAACTTATAGTGGAGCCGGCGCCGGAGGTTTTAGAGAAGTATCTGGGTTGTCTGTTATACAAGGAACCACTTACACTGTTATTGTAGGTGCCGGCGGTTCGGGTACTAACCAGCCAGTAGGATCGTATGGTTCAGATTCTACATTCAGTACTATTACGAGCACAGGCGGCGGTAGAGGTGTCGCCGGAGGGCCAGGTGTTGGTGGGGATGGAGGATCGGGCGGCGGCGGCTACGGTGGATTGTCGCCCGGCACTGCAGGGGGTTCTGGAAATACACCAAGCACCTCGCCCCCACAAGGAAATCCCGGTGGCAGAGGATTAACAGATAATATTAACTATACTGCCAGTGGCGGCGGTGGTGGTGCAGGTGCTGTTGGAGGAAATGCAGCATACCAAGCTGGCGGCAATGGAGGTAGCGGCGCACCGTCCTCTATCTCAGGTTCTAACGTTATGTATGCAGGCGGAGGCGGAGGACGTTCTAATGCAGGATCTTCTGGATCTGGCGGAACTGGAGGTGGCGGCCCAGCTACAAACACTGGCGTTGGAACACCCGGTACTATTAATACCGGAGGTGGTGGAGGTGGCGGTGGCCTTTCCCCGGGTGGAAGCGGTGGTTCAGGTATCATTATTGTCCGTTACCCATATGTGCCACCTGTGACAATTTCAAATGTAGTAACAACATCAAACGTATTTTCTGTTGGTTCAAACATTACATTCACAGTTAATGCGGTAAATGCAAACGCAACAACACTTTACTATTCTACTGATGGCAATGTAACAGCAACAAACTTTATTGGCGGCAATACTGGTTCATTTGTTGCAAATACTACAGGTGCAGTAATTACATTAAGAGCAAATACAAATATTCCTACAAATGAATCTAGATATTTTGCTCTACAAATCAGACAGGATTCAACTACAGGATTCATATCAGGATCAAGTGCAAATGTTACTATTGATGGATTTGCGTCACAAATATTTGCAACAGGTGGCAACGTTATAACTGCTGATGGTTATAGAATACATACATTTACTTCATCTAATAGTTTTGTAATTACCAAAACTCCACAAGTTCAAGGAAATGTTGAAATATTATTAGTAGGCGGCGGTGGCGGACCTGGAGGCTGGTCAACCGGAGTTCAACAAGGGAGTGGCGGCGGCGGCGCTGGCGGCGTTCTTTATAGAGCAAATGCAACATTATCTGCACAGACATATCCTATCGTAGTTGGAGCAGGTGGCGGTGGTGGCGGGCCCGTGCCTGGCGTAAATGGTGCTAATACTACAGCATTTGGAGTAATAGCATTAGGCGGCGGCCACGGCGGCTTTAATCCTGGCCAATCAGTCCCATTGAGAGTAGGTAACCCGGGTGGTTCAGGAGGTGGCGGGGGTGCCGGCGGTGTTAATCCGGGTGGAAATACAATTCAAATTTCATTTGCAGAATGGTTTAAATATGGAAATCCTGGTGTAAGAGGAGGCGGATTATCTGGATATAATTATGGCGGCGCAGGCGGTGGTGCTGGAGGCGCCGGTATTATAAATGATACTCAATTTGGCAATTTAGGTGCCGGAGGCGCCGGTATTAATTTTAATATTTCGGGGTCTAACGTAACATATGCAGCAGGGGGAACTGGTCTTATTGCTGGTCCTGCTATTTCGGCAATACCTGGTTCAGGTAACGGAGGAAATGGAACTTCTCAAAATACCCCTAGTAACCCCGGTGGCCCATGGGCTTCTGCGGGATCACCCGGTATCGTTATTATCCGTTATCCCTATAGTTAATGAACCATAAATAATAAGTATCGTATAAAGTAAAAGAGAACATGCCAATAATTAACAAAGGTATTTTTGATACAGGCGACGCATTCCTTAGACAAACGGGGAATGATTGGCCTACTGCTCAAGTTATTTCAACCGCAGACGTAATTGAGTCTAGTAGTAATCTATATTTTACTAATACAAGAGCAATACAAGCATTAACAATCGGCACTGTTACTGGTAATATTTCTATTACAGGTAGTTTAATTGCCAATGGTCTTATTATACGAAATATTGCAGTTTCTGATTCTGTATTAACAGGATCTACTTCTGCAAACAACGTTGTTGCCGATACTATAACAGCGAACATTTGGAATAGATTATATTCATCAAATGTTGTAGAATTAAATAATTTATACTATACAAATGCAAGAGTAGTAACAGCAGTTACACCATTACTAACAACAGCAAATGTAATTGAAACCTCCGCTAATCTTTACTTTACATTACCAAGAGCAAGAACTGCGTTTACCGAAGGTTCGGGTATTGCAATTTCTGCAAACGGTGTTATTTCTACTAGAGGAAATGATACCGGTCTAGGAATGTTTAATTCCGGCATTAATCTTGAAGGTAATGCTGTTACATCTTCGATATTCTCAAATGTTAAGATTTTTAACGGTACCGAAGGTAATTCTTTCTTAGCATTCTCAATGCATGTCACAAACCTAAGTGGTAATACATCTTATCTCACAGGTAGAACTTTAACTGATGGTAATACTGTATTATTTGCCAATCTGTTAGAAGTTCCGGTTGGCGGCAGTTTAGAAATATTCACAAAACCGCAAGTATTTAGAATTGGTGATAGTATTCAGGTACAGAGTTTAAACCAATTCAAAGTTGCCGATAATGATTTGATATCTACATACTTGTCATATCAAGGCACAACTGACGATAATTTCAGAAGAAGCGCAATAACATTAACAGACAATACACTTGTTCCTGTATATCAAACAGTTGGTAGAATTTCTATTATTGAAAGTATTAACCTAGTAAATCTAGGTCCAGATATTATTCCTGCCACAGTAACATTAACTGATGCTAGCGATAATATTATAGCAACACTTGCATCTAATCTGCGAATTCCTGCATATTCATCCGTAGAACTTTGCGAATATCCAAAGACACTATCTGAAAATTGCAAAATCAAAACACAGAAATTTGGTAGTTCGTCAGGTGGATTATCGGTATATACTTCTTCCAAATTTACATCTTCATATTCTGTAGCTCCAGATGTATCTACAATGGAAGAATCTGGTCAAATTGTATTTGATATCGTAACCACAAACTTGATAGACGGTACGGTGTTGTGGTACGAAACGCAAGCTGTATCGGGTAACGTAACTGCTGCAGACTTTGTAACCGCAAATACAGGATACTTAACAATACAAAATAGCGGAGCAAGATTAACATTGGTTGCAAATGCAGATTTGAATACTGCATATGAGGGTGACGAAACCTTTAAGTTAATATTAAGAAGAGCATCTAATGTTGGCTCTATCGTAACCACAACAAACACTCTGACATTAAGAGATACATCAAATACTATTGTCTACAATAGTTTGGTTGAAACTAGCGATACAATTGCAGAAGGTGCTAGTGCAACGTTTGTGCTTGATACTACAAACTTAGGTCCGAATGTAGTTTTATACTATACGACACTGGGTAATGTAACTAGTGCAGATTTTGTAACAGGCAATACTGGATCATTTATTTCGACCGGTAATACATATACGCTTGTTCTTACAACCACTGGTTAAGGAGTAGAAATGCCAATTCCAGATAACGAAACACGATTTTTTCAATTACAGATACGAACTGGATCTCTTACAGGACCAGTGCAAATAACAAGTAATGTTGTTACTGTTGTAGATAGTCAACAGGCATTTATACAAGCCACGGGTGGTTTTGTCACATTAGAAGATGGATATAAGACGCACCATTTTAATACTTCTAATACTTTCCAAGTTCTTGGATTAGGTATTCCTGCAAATAGAAATATAGAATATTTTGTTGTTGCCGGTGGTGGTGGAGGCGGACAAGCTCCGTCTGTATATAACGAAGGCGGTGGCGGTGCGGGGGGTATTCAAAGTGGCAACATTACTCTAACATCTACAGGCAATTATGTAGCCTTAGTGGGTTCAGGTGGACAAGTTAATCAGAGAGGATCAAACTCAAATATTTCCTTGTCTGGTTCGTTATCGGTGGTGGCATTTGGTGGCGGCAGCGGCGGTTCATTTAACTTGGCTGCAAATATAGGTGGTTCTGGAGGCGGCGGACGGCAACAGGGTGGTGTTGGTGCTGCAGGTTGGTCTGGTCAAGGATTCCCGGGCGGAAACGGTCATCCAAGTTCACCACTTGGCGCAGGTGGTGGCGGCGGCGCCGGACAAGCAGGTCTTGCAGGATTGGCTAATTTTGGTGGCGGTGATATATGGAATCCTTCTGGTCAAGGTGGAAACGGTATTAGCCGATCATGGATTTTTCCATCGTACGGAGTACCAAGTTTAAGAGGGTCTTTACATTTAGTAAACAACACAGTTACTTCTGATAGATGGTTTGGTGGCGGTGGAGGTGGTGGCACCGACGCAGGTAATCCAACCTCAGGAAGTAACCAAGCTCTAGGTTGGGGCGGCAAAGGTGGGGGTGGAGGAACAAGTTTAACTGCTGCAGAAAGCCCAAGAATACTTTACTATGATGTAAATGGAGCGGCAACAACAGGTGGTGGTGGTGCAGGAAAACAAGCTTCATATCCTCCAGCTGCGGGCGCGGGTGGTTCAGGATTCATCGCAATTCGATACCCATATACTGTAGAAACATACAATGATGATGATAATATAGGTGCAGCAAAAGCAACAGTAGACAATTCGAATGTTGTTTACACACTAACAACGGTTAACGTATCAAATGCAACTGTATTGTATTGGACGTTGTCTGGTAATGTTTCTAATACTGATGTATTGGGTGGCAATACTGGATCGTTCACAATAATAAATGCTAACGCTACATTTACTATAAGATTAGCAAATAATATTGTTAGTGGAACAAATACTAAAGTATATACTCCTCAGTTAAGAAAGAATTCTATAACAGGACCGGTTATATCAACAAGTAATACAATAGTAATCTATTCTTCTTCCAATAGAAATAACTTTATTAATGCAACAGGTGGTAATGTAATCACTAATGGAGGTTTTAGAACTCACATATTTACCTCATCTAATAATTTTGCTGTATCTAGTGTAGGAGTATTGGGTGGATATGTAGAATACTTAACAGTTGCTGGCGGTGGCGGAGCTCCAAGCGGCGGTGCACCTACCGGTATACCAGGTGGCGGTGGCGGAGCAGGCGGATTATTAACCGGCATAATTACAATAACTGCACAAACTTATGTTGCAAACGTTGGTGCAGGTGGTACTGGAGGTAGTCCGGGTTGGAATTTGCCAGGATCTAATGGTGGCAATTCAGATATCTTTGGAATACTTACGGTTGGCGGTGGAGCAGGAGGCGTTTATACTCAAAGTGGCGGCCAACACGCAAGCGCAGGTGGTTCTGGAGGTGGAGCTTTTGGTGGAGTCAACAGCGGCGACACTAAATATGGTGGTAATTCTTATATAGGACAAGGAAATCCAGGTGGATATATAACTGGTTCTAATCCTAGCGGCGGATCGTCTACGGGTGGTGGCGGCGCTGGTGCAGCAGGATCAAATCATGGTGCCTTCGCAGACGGCCCGCGAGATGGTGGAATAGGTCGACCAATTTCTTGGGTACCGGGCTTCTATGGTACACCTGGACCTGCTTCAGGTAGATGGTTTGCTGGTGGCGGTGGTGGCGGCACTTCTCAAAATACAGGTAACCCAGGCGTCGGTGGCGCTGGCGGTGGTGGCAGAGGTGTTATGTCTGGACCGCAAGCACAACCTGCATTTAGCGGAAACGTATTTACAGGCGGTGGCGGTGGTGGCGGTGCAGGTCCATCATATCCTGCGGGTGCTGGTGGTTCAGGTATCATTATTATCCGTTACCCATATGTCTAATAAATAATAAGTATCGTATAAAGTAAAAGAGAACATGCCAACAATTAACAAAGGTAGATTTAGATTAACCGACGTATCTCTGCGCCAGGCAGGTAACGATTGGCCTACGGCTCAGGTTACTACAACGTCTGACGTAATTGAATCTACTTCCAATTTATACTTTACAAATACTCGCGTAGTGTCGGCATTAATTGCTGGTCAAAATATTATTATTGAAGCCAATGGTAGAATTTCTTCTACATCGGGTGCTGGAGATCTTACAACCGCAGATGTTCGCGAAACAAGTAACTTATATTATACCAACGCAAGAGTTATTTTTGCTGCGATTCCTGCAGTAACAGAATTAACAGTAACTACTCCAGTATTTAACTACAATATTGATCAATACTCTGGAGATAATCCAGCAATATATGTTTCTGCTGGAGAAACTATAGCATTCAATTTAAATGTTAGTGGATCCCATCCTTTTAATATTAGAGTATCGAACGGTGGTAGTAATTATGATACCGGGTTAACTCATGTTGCACAAGACGGTACAATAAGCACAGAATCCGCTGCACAAGGTAAAGTTACAGGTAAATTATTCTGGAAAATTCCATATGTATTAGCAGGAAATACATATGTTTATCAATGCTCAAATCATAGTAGTATGGTTGGTAGTATTGTTATACAAAGACCAGTAAGTACTATAACTACTGATAATGTAGCAGAAGGAAGTAACTTATACTATACAAATGTAAGAGTATTTGATGCCCTTACTATTGGTACAATTCAAGGCGATATATCGGCTAGCGGAAATCTAATTGCAAATGGTTTAATAATCAGAAACATAAATGTATCTGATAATGTTCTTGCTGGAAATATTACTGCAGGTGCTTCCGTATCAAATACCATTGTTGCTGATAGTATAACTTCTAATATATGGAACGGATTATATACAGCTAACGTAATAGAAACTAGTACTAATCTATACTTTACTAATGCAAGATCAAGATCAGCATTTACTGCAGGTCGCGGCATAATTATAATGAACGACGGTACTATAAAAAGTACTATCGGCACAGAAACATTTAATACTGCAATAGATGGTGGAAGAGATTATAAAGTAACTTCTGCAATGGGTGGTTTGACATTTACCTCGGCCGTTGCGGGCGATAGATTCTTATTGAGATCATTGCACGTCACAAACATATCTGATAATACTGCATATATCTCATCTAATGTTTTATATGCTGGTGGTAATACTGCATACATGGGCAATTTAATACCTGTTCCTGTAGGTTCTGTCGTAGAGTTTATGGACAGACCACAGATTATGCAACCTGGCGATACCGTAAATCTTCAAGGGTTTGATCAAAGTTTAGCCCCAACAAGTAACATATTGCATTCATATTTTACATTTGAATCCATTAATAATGATACGACGTATGTGGGTGTTGGACAGAATTTAGCTCAATCAAATACCAATATTCAAATTGCAGTTGCAGATCAATCTGACACCGTTTTTGAAAGTATCAAGTTTGTAAATCTGCAATCATATTCAATACCTGTTAAATTATATTTTGGTTCTGCAAACGGTGCACCTAGATCATATCTTGCATATAATATGCAAGTACCACCTAATTCTTCAATGGAAATGTTGCAGTCACCTAAATTATTAAAATATCTTGATGTAGCATATGCCAGTTACTCCAACGCAAGCGAGGGCGATTCTATAGCTGTATTCTCATCATATAGAAGAACTGCAGTAACATCAACATTTGGTACCACCTCATCCGCAGTAGCGCTAGGTAACATTCAAGCATCCTTCCTAACAACGATTCCTGATGGAACAACGTTATATTACACCCTGGAATAAGAAATGCCATTATTAGCAAGTAATTTTACATCAAATTCTCTTCAAGGAACCGTAGTAGTATCTGGTGGCTGGGCAAATATTGATTTGCAAGTCGATGCTTTTGCCTTTGAAGGAGATAAATCTTTCACTGTTAAACTTCGTAAAGATAGTACAACAGGGCAAGTTATTGGCACATCCAATACTATTGCAATCTATGATTATTCCGGTATTGTTAGTTTAACAGCAAATACTGCCACAGTTAACGAAGGCAATTTGGTTGGATTTACTTTAACTACAACCAACGTTGCAAATTACACAAACGTATTTTATTCTGTGTTACCAGTAACATCTAATGTTACATTGGGAGATTTTGTTGCTAACACCGGCGTTGTTACAATTATTAATAATGTTGGAACGTTTGCGTTAAGAGCTAATTCTGATTTATCCTTAATGGATGAGACAGGCGAAACTTTTAAACTACAAGTTAGAACCAACTCTCCAACAGGAAATATTGTTTACGTATCATCGAATGTTGCAATCGCCGATGTATCTAAAGGCTTTAATATAATAAGCTTCGTTGAAAATAGTTCATCAGTTGCAGAAGGCGGTACATTGGCATTGACATTCAATGCCACAAATATACCGGTTGGTACATTGTTATATTATTCCACTGACGGAAACGCAACAACATCTACATTTACTGGCGGCAATACTGGTTCATTTGTAATGAATGGATTGTCGAATACAGTTACATTATTGCCAACAGCTGTTCCATATGGCATCACTCAAAACTTTACAGTACAAATTAGAAGAGATTCATTAACAGGAACCGTATTAGCCACAAGTAATAATATTATAGCTATAGATTCTTCGATGGCATATATGACTGCAACTGGAGGTACAATAGTAGATAGCGGCGGTTATAGAACACACGCATTTACAACTTCTGGCAATTTAACTATTAGTGTTCTTGGCGCAAGTCCGACACAAAATCTTTTAGACTACTTAGTAGTTGCAGGCGGTGGGGGCGGTGGAGCTGGTGGTAGTAATTTTGGAAATCCATATCAATATTCTGGCGGAGGTGGAGGTGGCGCCGGAGGATTGTTAACTAGTAATGTAGTAATTACCACTACAGGAAATACTGTGATTTTAGTTGGAAGTGGTGGTATAGGTAAAGGTGCGTATGGCCCATTAGCTGGAGGTTATACACCTGGTACTAGTGGTAGTAATACTTCAGTTGCATTTGCATCGGGTCCTTCATTGATTGCTTTTGGCGGCGGCGGCGGTAGTGGAGGAGATTTTAATCTGCCCGTAGGATCAACAAATGGTACAGGTAGACCGGGTGGTTCAGGTGGCGGAACAACTGCATTCAATAATTATTCTCCAGCACCACCTGCGGGTTCTGGGACACCCGGACAAGGATATCCTGGTGGCAAATCCTCTCCGCTCAATTTTGGTGGCGTACAAAGTACCGGTGCAGGCGGTGGTGGCGGCGGTGCTGGCGAGGCAGGTCATTATCAACCAACGGATCCAGTATCTCCTTTGTCTACTACAACACAGGCAGGTGGTAATGGTTTAGCTATACCATGGGCACCCCCTGCATATGGCACATCTGGACCGGCTCCGGGTAGATGGTTCGCAGGCGGCGGAGGTGGCGGTGGCTGGCCTGGCGGATCAGCATATCTATTAGGTGGCGGTGCAGGTGGTGGTGGCGCTGGCGGATTCTATCCACCCGGATATCCAACAAGCGCATTTAATTCTGGTGCTGCAATTAGCGCACAAGATAGTGGCGCAAATGCAACTATTAATACAGGTGGGGGTGGCGGCGGTGTTGGTTCAGCAGGTGCAGCTACAGCTTATGGTGTTGGTGGACGTGGCGCTTCGGGCATTGTACTTATCCGTTATCCATACGTTGCACCTGCAACAATTTCAAATGTAGTAACCACATCAAACGTATTTTCTGTTGGTTCAAACATTACATTCACAATCAATGCTCTAAATGCAAATGCACAAACACTTTACTATTCTACAGATGGTAATGTAATAGCATCAAACTTTATTGGTGGTAACACAGGTTCATTTGTTGCAAATGCATCGGGTGGAATAGTTACATTACAAGCTAATACAAATATACCATTGAATGAATCTAGATCGTTTAGATTACAAATTAGACAAGATTCTACTACAGGATTTATATCCGGATCTAGTGCAAATGTTACTATTGATGGTTTTGCATCACAAATATCTGCAACAGGTGGTACAATTACAACGGCAGGTGGTTATAGAACACACACATTCTTAACTTCTAATAATTTTGTTTTAAGTAAAAAATCAACAGATAACATCGAATATTTAATAGTTGCAGGTGGTGGATCGGGTGGCCCATCTTATGGCGGCGGCGGCGGAGCTGGCGGAATGCTATATGGTAATTTAACTTATCAACAAATATCTTCTGGAACGTATTCTATTGTTGTTGGTGCTGGCGGCACGTCGGCAATAAATGGTAGTAATTCTTCTGGTTTAGGTATTTTATCTATAGGCGGTGGCGCAGGCGGCAATTATTCACCCGTCAACTCGCCCGTCGCCCAAGCCGCCGCCAGAGCCAAAAATGGAGGATCGGGTGGAGGTGGACATTCTGGATATAACGGATATCAAGATATGCCGGGTACCCCTTCAGCGACAAACGCAGGATGGGCGGGTGGCCGAGGTGTTGTTGGTCAAGGATTTGCTGGAGGCGATAGATTAGCTCCGATTGGTAATGAGGGAGGAGGATATGAAGGCGCCGGCGGTGGCGGCGCAGGCAGCATCGGCGCCAATGTATCTGTTAGAAGCGAAAAAGGTGGTAACGGAGGAATTGGCCTACAATGGGTAAATGGTACATACTATGCAGGCGGTGGAGGAGGATGGGGATATCAATCTCCTACTGCAGATGCACCTACATATTCAAATACTCCATATACACAAAGTCTTGGTTTAGGTGGTTTAGGTGGTGGCGGAAACGGAACAAAATATTATCCAGGTGCACCGACAATATTCTTTAATTCAACTAGCGGAACTGTAAATACTGGTGGCGGTGGCGGTGGCGCAGATAGTGGAAGCATAGCTAACACCTCCGGCGGATCAGGTATCGTTATTATCCGTTATCCCTATAGTTAATGAACCATAAATAATAAGTATTGTATAAAGTAAAAAAGAAAAATGCCAATTATAAACAAAGGTATATTATCCTCTAGGGATGCCTATTTAAAGCAATTAGGTAACGATTGGCCTACGGCTCAGGTTACTACAACATCTGATGTATTAGAGGTATCTTCTAACTTATACTTCACTAACACCAGAGCAATTAATGCCCTTACTATTGGTACAATTCAAGGCGATATATCGGCTAGTGGAAATCTAGTTGCAAATGGTTTAATAATTAGAAATATTATTGTTACGGATTCTGTTCTTTTAGGTTCAGGTGGTATATCCGGAAACATATACACCGCTAACGTAATTGAGACAAGTGGTAATTTATATTACACCAATGCAAGAGTAGTTACCACTGTTACTCCTCTATTGACTACGGGCAATGTAATTGAAACATCTGCTAATTTATATTTTACTACAGCAAGAGCAAGAGCTGCTTTTACCGCTGGGCAAAATATTACAATTGAAAACGGTACTATTTCGGCGTTGACACAATCGGTAGTTGTTAACGAAAGCGATATAATAACTGTATTAGCAAATACCACTAGTTATACATTATCTAGAAACATATCCGATCCAAAATCTATTCTTGTAATTAATGAAGGATTGATACAAATACCTACAGTAGATTATACTGTATCCGGTATAACATTAACAACCACAACTCAATATCCAGTTGGATCAAATATTGAAGTTAGATATTTTGGCGTAGATTCGACAACATCGGGTGCATACACTTCCACATTATCTATATCATTGAATTCTTTTATCGGTGACGGTTCGAATGTAAATTATCAATTAAATAGCAATCCATCTTCTACTGCATATACCATAATAAATATAGATGGTGTTGAACAATTAACTACTGCATATTCTTTGAATGGTAGTTTATTGACATTCTCAGAGCCTCCTAGCAACGGAGCAAATATAGATGTCAGAGTGTTCGGCGGAATTGTTGGACAACCATACAATACGAGAAATTACGTAGGCGACGGTGTTACTGTAAACTGGCCAATAAGCACAGGATTTACAGAAAATAATATTTTAGTATTTGAAAACGGTGTTGCTCAAGTTCCATCGATAGATTATACAGTAAGTCCAACATCAAATGTAGTACTAACTAATGCGACTGCGGCCAATGTAAATATTCAAATTAGAGAACTTGGACAAACCGCAGCTAACCTTGTTAATTCTATACAAGGCATGGACGTTATTTTAGGAAACATAACTCCTAAAATAACAGGTGTTTATAATATAGGATCTGCAAATTTAGCATACAACAAGTTATATCTAACAGGCTCAAATTCATTGGTACTTGGTAATACTATAGTTAGTATATCGGGTAGCACATTAACACTAAGTACTGCAGGTACAACTACGGTAGTAGGAGCTTCTTCTGGTACAGACAATATTAGTCCATTCTTGTTGATGGGCGCTTAAGGAAAAATATGGCGATAAAATACAAAGTTCTAGGTCAATCTTTACCTGTTTCAAATACTTTTACTACTTTATATACTGTACCTGCAGGAAATAGTGCGGTTGTTTCTACATTGAATGTATGCAATCAATCTACATCTAATGTTACATTTAGGATTGCCGTTAGACCTGCAAATGAAACATTGGTCGGTAAACACTATGTTGCCTTTGATGTTCCATTGCCTGCACAAGATGCTATTGCTCTTACTATGGGTATGTCATTGGATGCAACAGATGTTGTTACAGTATTCTCATGGCAAGGTAATGTTTCATTTAATCTATTTGGAACTGAGATTTATTAATGTCAACTTCTCGTTATAGTTTAAGGACGACCTCATCTAAAAAGATGAATTCAGGAAACATTCCTTATATACTTTCAGCATTTTTACCTCCGGTAGTTACTTATTTGGTAGTAGCGGGTGGCGGCGGCGGATCAAATTATGGTGCAGGTGGCGGTGGGGGGTTTTTAACTTCAGATATTCCTGTTATTGTAGGATCTAACATTATAATAACAGTAGGTGCTGGAGGCTCAGGTGGAACTACCGGTACTATAGGGGCAAATAGTTCTATTAGTGGTTCTGGATTTACTACCGTCACATCTATCGGTGGAGGTCGTGGCGGTGTAGGAAATGCTGGCGCAGGAACTTCGGGTGGATCTGGCGGCGGTGGCGGGTTTAATGCCGGCGCGGGCGGTGCGAACACTGCTGGGCAAGGTTATATTGGTGGCGCAGGTTTTGCTGCCTCTGGTCCGTTTATGGGTGGTGGTGGTGGTGGTGCCGGCGCTGTGGGCGGAAACGGTATTTCTACAAAAGGCGGAAATGGCGGCCAAGGCGCCGTATTTATATCAGCAACTTACGGTGGTGGCGGAGGCGGAGGCGGTTTTGACACAGTATTAGCTGCTTCTGGCGGAGCAGGCGGTGGCGGTAACGGCGGCACCTCTGGTACAGGTACAGGTGCAGGAACTGTAAATACTGGCGGTGGCGGGGGCGGCGCAGGTAACTCGCCTTCCGCAGGTGGCTCAGGCGGTTCGGGTGTTGTAATTATTGCATATCCTTCATCTTTTAATCCAGCAAACAGTACAACAGGATCAAATGTATTATATGTCAATGGTGGTGGATTCCAAACATATACATTCTATAGCTCTGGTTCAATAACATTCTAATAAATATAAAGCAAATGGCAAGAGCAATATACAAAACACAAATTAACGATATAGGCAATTTGCTTATAGCAGGAAAATTTATTACCATTGAAGCCAATGGTCGTATATCTTCGGACGGCGGTATTGCGCCCAATAGTAATGTTGAGGGTAACATTAGGTTTACTGGTTCAGTAACAGCAAATTCTTATGTATCAACAGGAGTTGGTGTACCTACAATATCATCTGCAACTAATGTTAATTTATCTGCAAATGGTACTAACGGTGGTGCAGTCGTAGTTACAAACTCACCATTAAGACTAAGATCATATAGTACAGCAAATCGTGGAAATATCGTTGCTTCTACCGGCGACACAATTTATAATTCTACTGTTAATTCACCTGAATATTATAACGGAAACACTTGGTCAACAGCAGTGGTTGCTGGTCCTGCGTTTAGTGCTTACGCAAACGCTACCCTACAAACAATTACTAGTGGTTCACAACAAAAAGTTTTGTTTCAAGTAGAAGAATTTGATACTAATAACAATTATAGCAGTTCAAGATTTACTCCAACTGTTGCGGGATATTATCAATTAAACGCAGAAGTTCGACTGGATGGCGCAAGTGGCACCGGCGAAATGATGATCGTTATTTTGAAAAATGGAGCAGAGTACAAACGTGGAACAAATCAACAAGGCAGCAATATTGCTGCAAACTTCTGGGCAATGCAAATAAGTTCTCTGGTTTATGCAAATGGTACAGGTGATTATTTTGAAATATATGTTCAACAGGGGCTTGGATCAGATTTAACTGTCACAACAGTTAATAACCCAGCTATTACTTGGTTCAATGGCTGTATGCTACGAGGCGCATAATAAAAATGGCAAAACTAAAAATATCAGAATTACCAAGAACTAATGCGGCAAACCCAAATGATCTGTTGTATATCATTCAGGCAAATTCCAGCAAAAGTATAACTGTTGCCAATTTGGTTGTTAGATTAGCAAACGCTATTCTTGGTGGAAATATTACCTTTGAAGCCGGTGTAACATCTGTCAATGGGCAAACCGGAAATGTACTTATTTCGGGTTATGATATAGCAAATGTTATCATTGATCTTACTGAAGAAAACACTCTACAATTTGGCAATCTACTACCTAAGGCACATTTAACATATGATCTAGGTTCTCCGACACGTAGATGGAAAACTGTCTATCTTGCTGCACAAACTTTAGATTTTGGAGACGGTGTAACTATTTCAGCAGATGATGGTGGAATCTCTTTACCCTCAGGTTCTACTATAGGCGGAGTAAATCCTGGTACTATTGTAATAAAGGGTGCTTTAGCAAACACATCCATATTTCCAATTTCAGCAAATGTTGTAGGCGATGGATATATAATACAAAGTAATTTGTGGGTTTGGACAGAAGGAACAACTAACAATTGGATAAATGTAGGTGAGATAAAAGGTCCGCAAGGAGATACAGGAGCTACTGGTCTTACAGGAAATACAGGACCAACAGGTAATGTAGGAATTACTGGGGCGACAGGTCTTACAGGAAATACAGGACTAACCGGTAGTACAGGATCTACTGGTGCAACAGGCCTTACAGGCAACATAGGGTTAACTGGTAATGTAGGATTAACTGGGGCGACAGGTCTTACAGGAAATACAGGACTAACCGGTAGTACAGGATCTACTGGTGCAACAGGCCCTGCTGGCTCAAGTGTAACTATTTTAGGAACTTTTGCTAATGTAAATTTATTACCTAATAGTAATGTTACTAATGGGTCAGGTTATTTAATTGAAGGTAACCTTTGGGTATATTTAAATTCTTCAAATAGTTTTATTGATGTAGGAAAAATATTAGGTCCGCAAGGCGCAACAGGTCCAACTGGGGCAACAGGCGTAACCGGGGATATAGGATCTACAGGACCTCAAGGCTCAACAGGTGCAACCGGTATTGGTGCATCAGGGGCAACGGGTTCAACAGGACCAACTGGTGATCCGGGTGCAACAGGTTCAACAGGTGCAACTGGTATTGGTGCATCAGGGGCAACGGGTTCAACAGGACCAACTGGTGATCCGGGTGCAACAGGTTCAACAGGTCCGCAGGGTGTTCCTGGAGGATTTACTACTGCCTCAAACTCTCAAGTTAATTCATTAGGTGTAGGTGTATCTGCATCTGGACAAACTGGGGAAATTAAGGCAACAAATAATATTACAGCATATTATTCTGACGATAGATTAAAAACTCGTTTAGGTGAAATACAAGATGCTCTAAGCATTGTTAGACAATTGACTGGATTTTATTATGAAGCTAACGAATTAGCTCAATCACTTGGATATACTGCGACTAGGGAAATTGGATTATCCGCACAGGACGCATTTAAAGTGTTACCTGAAGTAACAGCTCCTGCACCAATTGACCCTGAATATCTAACAATTCGATATGAAAAAATTATTCCTGTATTAGTTGAAGCCATAAAACAACTAGAGGAAAAGGTAAATTTATTACTAGAGGATAGATAATGTCACTTAATACTTCAGGTAATATAAGTTTAGGTGGCGATGTAGTTGGCGAATCTATTAACCTTGAACTTGGCCGTCCTCCCTTCCAAACTATAGAAATTAATGATGCAAATGTGCGCCAACTTGCACAGATTGAATCTGGCTCTATTTCTTTAGGCGATTTTCAGGGAAAAGAACGATATTTGAATTATGGCCAAGAAGAATATACAACTCCTGGAACATATCAATGGTTGTGTCCAAGTAATGTATCTGCAATATCTGTAGTTGTAGTAGGCGGCGGTGGCGGCGGCGATGCAGGTTCAGATTTATTAGGAGTAGGCGGAGGTGGCGGTGGGGGCGCCTTAGCTTATAGAAACAATGTTAGCGTTATCTCTGGAGTATATTATACTATAGTTGTTGGCAATAGAGGAAATGCACAAATTACTATAGACGGTGCAACAGTTCAAGTAAGTACAAGCGGCGAGGCATCTAATGCCTTTTCCTGTGTAGCGGGCGGTGGTGCACAAGGATCTAGAGGAAACGTTCAAGTTAGTATTGGTTCCTTTAATGCTCAAGGCGGTTCTATATCTGGCATATATGATGGTGGCGGCGCCGGAGGTTTTGGCGGTACTATAGATACTTCTGAAATTGGTTTTAGACCTCCAGGAGGTGGCGGCGCAGGCGGATATTCTGGCACAGGTGGATATGGTGCCAGAGGACAACGAGAAGCAGGATCTCCTGCTACTTCTGAAAGTTATAGCGGAGATAGTGCAGCCAATGATAGTGGCGGCGGTGGCGGTGGCGGCGCAGGATATTCAAGCGATGTTATTAGAATTTCTACAGGCTCTAGAGGCGGCGGTGTCGGATTGTATGGTAAAGGTTCCACAGGGGCCGGCGGCGTAGGTGGTAGTATTTCTGTAAACTCTACTCAAGGCGGCGACGGATCTGCAGACTATGGCAGCAGTGCAAATTTTGGCGCAGGTGGTGGGGGAGGAACAGGAACAAATAATCGTAGTGGCGAATATGGTCAACCTGGCGCAGTACGAATTATTTGGCCTGGTCAAATACGTAGATTTCCTTTTTCTGGGACCTTAGATGCTTAAAGAATATATTGTTAGTTTAAAAAAAGATGTAGACTATGACATCTTTTGGAATGAAATTGAAAATGAAAACGATTCAGATTCATTCGTTCCGTCTAGACGTGTTGAAATAGTTAATAACAGAGACGGAAGTACTCGCAATTGCCACTATTCATTAACAGATGAAGAAGCAGAAACATTAAGACAAGATCCTAGAATATATTCTGTAGAAATACCTCCTTGGCAAAGAGATGATGTAATAATTGGTTTGCGAGGCCAGCAAATATCTAATTTTACAAAAACTTCATCATCCTCAGGTGATTTTGTAAATTGGGGATTGAATAGAGTAAACAATCCAACCAACAATTATGGTTTAGGTCTTACTTCCGATAATGCATACAATTATGTTTTAGATGGATCAGGCGTAGACGTAGTAATTCAAGATAGTGGTATTGAAGTATATCATCCAGAATTTACAGATGATAACGGAAATACAAGAGTACAACAAATAAATTGGTACACAGAATCTGGATTGGCGGGAACACAATCTGCCAATCATTATAGAGATTTTGATGGACATGGAACACACGTTGCCGGCATAGTTGCAGGAAAAACTTTTGGTTGGGCAAAAAATTCAAGAATTTATTCTCTAAAAGTTTCTGGTTTAGAAGGTGCAGGAGATTCAGGTACAGGCATTTCTATAGGTGATTGTTTTGATGTTATTAAATTATGGCACAGAAATAAACCAATTGATCCTGCCACTGGATTTAAACGACCAACAATAGTTAATATGAGTTGGGGATATACATTATCATATTCTTCGGTTACTAGAGTATTACATAGAGGCAATATATATACTGATGCGACCACAACATCGAATGCCGCTTATCGTTGGACCAATTACGGATTGGTAAATATAACAAGTGGTGGAAACTTTATTACTAATTTTAGATCTGGTGCTGTGGATGTAGATATACAGGAATTATTAGACGAAGGCGTACATGTTGTAATCGCTGGAGGAAATAATTATCACAAAATAGATAAAATAGATGGTATAGATTATAATAATAGTTTTAGAACAGGTGGGGTAGATTATACATACCACAGAGGATCTAGTCCATTGGACCAAGATGCAATAAAGGTTGGTAGTATAGATAGTACAGCATTTTCTGAATATGAAGATCAAAAAGCACATTCAAGTGAAACTGGTCCTGGAATAGATATTTGGGCACCGGGTGCGAATGTTGTTAGTTGTTGTAGTAATACTAATAATTTTAGTGCTGTTTCTTATTTTAAAGATTCGGGATTTAAACAGATTAATTTATCTGGAACATCAATGGCTTCCCCTCAAGTATGTGGTGTGTCGGCATTGTATTTACAACTTAATCCTAGTATAAGTCCAGCATCATTAAAAAATTGGTTAATTAAATCTGCAGTTAGTAATACTACAATTTATACTTCAAATCTTAATAATGACTATACGAATACAAGATCTTTGATGGGTGGTACTGGAATATTTTTACATAACGTTTTTAATATAGAAAAAGATGTTGTTTTGTCTGGCAGTATATCTATAATAAACGGAGCATTTAATCTAATAAGATAAACAAAAATGATAATTGAATTGACTGAAGATAACTTTACAATGTATGCTATTAAGCATTATGACAATCCCTCTTGTAAGGGAATGGATGAATTCTTAAATGATCTTAAAAGATTTAAGTATATAAAAAGACTATTAAGAAAACATAATGTGGGTAAAGAGCTTAAAGAGAGATTAATACTCAACCATATAATTGTATTAGGTAATCTATTTGGTATAGAGGCAACAACCAAGATGCTATTTTATAAGCTGGAAGAAAAGTTCTGGCCTCAGGTAAAAACATTCTTGGTATTTTTAAACTATATGCCATTAAAAGTAATAGTATCACCGGGTATAGAAATATTAGATAAAGATATTTCTATAGACGAAACAATCTTAGAAAATTTAAAGAGACTGTAATGGGTAAATTTGTAGACTCAATCATAGCATTTAGAATTTTGCACATGCTGGTTCAAAATTTTGAAGACACACCTGCATTTAAAATGGGCATCATTGATAAAACAGGCAAAGAATTAATTCCAATGCGAAATCTCAACACGGTAGAAAAGCGTGATGCTTATACATTACTGCACCGATTAGTGTTTAGACTAAAAAGAATTATAAACAAAGTACCTATCGAAAATAAAAAAATTGCCTCTCTTGCTGCGGCGTATGCTTTGGTTAAAGAAGATCTTGCCAAAGGTAAAGAGTCAATTAATCTTGAAGAAAAATTCTTAAAGAAATTAGATGAAGATTTAACAGATGAAATTAACGAACTAAATGAAGCAATGGATAAAAATAAAATCCTATCATTTAGACAATTTTCCGAAGAAATGGGAGCAGTTGCACCGGCTAATAATGCTGCAGCAACAGGCGGCGTAGCCGGTCTAGATAAAGATGTTCCAGTAAGTAAGAAGGCTCAGAAAAAATGGACTTCTTCAAATCAAATGTTCCGAAGAGGTAAACCAAATGCCTGAGACAAATAACATACGAAGCCTTGACACCGATGTGCGTGTTTCAGTTTTAGAAACACAAGTCACCTCCATTTCAAGTTCCATGGAAAAATTGGAAGAAAAGATAGACACAAATTATGCGACACTGCATCACAGAATTAGCGATATGAGAGATGATTTACATAAAGACATTGAATCTAAACATGATAAACTCATGGAAAAATTAGATTTTCAAACAAAAGCAAGTACAGAACAACATAAACAAATAGCCGAAAAATTACACGCTGTTGAAAAATGGCGCTGGATGATAATGGGCGGTGCTATAGTTATTGGTTATGTTTTGGCTCACTTAAAATTGGAAAAGCTGTTCTAACTGCTTGACTCCTGCCTAAAATTATATTATAATGAGTGACTCTTAAAGGAGTCTCAATTTTGTCATTATTCACTGATCTAAAATACTTAAAACTGATAAGTAATCGTCTTCCGCTTTTTACTCAAAAGAGCGAACGCCTATGGAATTGTAGGTGTGTTCTTTGCGGCGATTCTACAAAGAAAAAGAACAAAGCACGCGGATTTTTCTATCCATCTAAAAATGATTTATACTACAAGTGCCACAACTGTAGCGCAGCTATGCATTTTGGTTCATTCTTGAAGCAATTGGATAGCATGCAATATAATCAATATGTAATGGAACGATATAATGAAGGCTTGCCCTCAAAGAAGCCGCATCAAAAGATTGAAGATAAATTTAAAATGGAACAACCAGTATTTGAGAAAACAGATGAAACTCTGTTAGATAAATTATTGGACAGACTTGATACTTTACCAGAAGATCATGAGGCTGTGCAGTTCTGTTTGAAAAGAAAAATTCCGAAAGAAAAATTCAAACGATTATACTTCATTAAAAATATGAAGGATATTGGACAATTAAGTGATAAATACAAAGATAAGATCACAACCGAAGAACCAAGATTGGTTATCCCCTTCTACAATAGTATCGGTCAATTATCAGGTGTAACTTGTAGAGCATTGCGAGGCGAATCATTGCGCTATGTTCTAATCAAAATTAAAGAAGATGATGTACTGGTATTTGGTATGAACGAAGTAGATAAGACAAAACCTATCCATGTGGTTGAAGGTCCTCTTGATAGTTTGTTTTTACCAAACGCAATCGCAGTTGGTGGTACATCTTTTGGTAAGATGGAAATGGTTGGTTTGCCAAAAGATAAATTGGTTATGATTGTTGATAATCAGCCTCGCAATAAAGATGTTGCCCGTGTGCTTGACAAAATCATTGCGAGCAATTATAATGTGGTTATCTGGCCTCAGAACATTGAAGAAAAAGATATCAATGACATGGTGCTCAATAATATTGATCCTGTCAAAGTTATCTCTAAAAATATGTTCTCTGGCTTACAAGCTAAACTTAAATTTACGGAGTGGAAAAGATGTTGAGACAAATTGTGACCTTACAAGAAGACCCCGATACTAACGAATTGATATTGCCTCTTACCGATGAGATGCTAGCTGAGCTAGGTTGGAAAATTGGTGATACTTTGGAATGGCTCGATGGTAAAGATGGAAGCTGGTCTATTAAAAAGAAAGATAACACTGAAACTGAATTTGTACTTGTTGAATGTGTTTCTACATTCCGTCAACGGTATATGGTTGAAGTTCCAAAAGGTAAATCCGAATGGGCCCTTGATACAGTAACACTGAATGAGGCCATGGAATTTAGCCAAGAACATATTGGTGAGCAAATCATTAGTCACCGTGTTGTTTCGAAAGATGAAGTATTGGCTTTATGTGATAAAGACAATGACTATGCTAAAGCGTGGAATGATGAACACAAATTTAATACTTTCGTAACACCTTGGAAAGAAGAATGAAAGTTTATATAAGCGGATATCGAGATCATTGGATCTCACCTTACACCATGTTAGACTACATGTTCTTCTGGACTGACTGGTCAAAGTGTTCTCGTTGGAAACTTGAACAAACACTAGAAGATGAACGTCGAGAAAAATCTCTGTATGTGGAACGTCCAGACTGGTGCGAAAAGTGGGTAGACCGTCTTACACCCATCAGCCGAGGTATCATGTGGGTGCTAGATCGTGTGCATCCAGCGATCAACTATGTAAAGATTGACCGTTATGACACCTGGAGCATGGATTCGACCTTGGCACCAATCATCCTGCCCATGCTCAAGCAATTGAAAGAAAAAAAGCATGGCGCACCGTTTGTGGATGATGAAGATGTGCCCGAAGAATTGAAGTCAACCTCTGCACCGGCCAAAGAAAACGAATATGACACAGATGCCAACCATTTTGCACGTTGGGACTGGGTCATGGATGAAATGATCTTTGCATTTGAGTGCAAAGTGGATGACTCATGGCAAGATGCTTTCCGCGAAGGTGAACATGATATACTGTGGGTGCCAGTGGATAAAGATGGTAATGAAGTTGCCAAAGGTGACCACAAGTACTGGCAAATGGGTCACGGCCCCAACGACACTTACAAGTGCGATTATGAAGGCATGAAAGTGGTAGAAACACGCATCCAAAACGGCTTTCGACTGTTTGGAAAATACTACCAAGGACTGTGGGATTGATATGAATGAAGATATACAAGCATTTGATACTTGGTTGTTTGATACTTTTAAATTAAGAGAATTACCCGATAACAATATTAGAGATCTATTGTGGCAAGCATGGCAAGCTGCAATAGAATATGAACAAAATAAACCAATAAGAAAATATAGATGGGACGGCATTATATGAAAGTGGAAATTATTTCCTATTCACAGCCAGCACAATACTTTGCAGAAAATATGACGGAACTTGTAGCATTTTGTGCTCGAGTTTCTAATCCATCTAATCAAAACAATAAAGGCACATCTGAAAAATTAATTAAATATTTGATTGCCAACAAACATTGGTCTCCTTTGGAGATGGTATCATTGACACTTGAGATTGAAACAACACGAGACATTGCAAGACAAATGCTTCGCCATCGTTCATTCTCATTTCAAGAGTTTAGTCAGCGTTATGCTGACCCTACGCAAGATTTAGATTTCGTAACTCGCGAAGCAAGATTGCAGGATACTAAAAATAGACAAAACTCTATTGAGCTAGACGTACTAAATAATCTAGAACATAGAGAATTAAATAATTGGTGGGAAGAAAAACAACGAGAAATTATTAAACTGACAAGAGAAGTTTATAAACAAGCAACTGATATGGGAATTGCAAAAGAACAAGCTCGAGCAGTTCTTCCTGAAGGTTTAACAGTTTCTAAGCTTTATATGGCCGGGACTCTTCGTAGTTGGATTCACTATATTCAACTTCGTTCGGAAAATGGCACACAAAAAGAACACATTGAAGTTGCCAAAGCATGCGCTAAGGTGATTGCTGAGGTGTTCCCTATGTCTGCAGAATTGTAAAATTGCAATACTAATAAATAAAAGAACAAAATAGTATTACCACATGACAACCAAAGTAACTTTAGCAAATTTTGATAGTAGGCTTATAGCATTAACACAAGGCCAAATTTTAGACGGCCCAACAATTGCCAACGTAATAGTAACGGATTCTAGTTATGTTTCATCTGGAGGTTCATTATCTAATGTTACTGGTGGATATTTAAAGATATTAGGAACAAATTTTGAAATAGGGTGTCAAGTCTCAGTAAGACGAGGCGCTTTAAAAACAGCAACAACTGTCACACGTGTTGACTCTACGGAAATTAGAGCATCTATGCCATCATCGAATGTAGGTATTAATTTATTATTTGTGACCAACCCAACCGGCGCATCTGCGGTAACAAGTATAACTTACGTATAAAAATGACAACAAAACTAACGGTAAATAATTTAACTCCAGAAACTCTAGCAGCAATATCTGGTCCTCGCATTAGTAATGTACAAATAGTAGACAGTCAATACAACACACTTGACGATACTGCTGCTAATGTGGGAGGGGGTTACATTATTATTAATGGTCAAAGTTTTAATAGCGCCGCTCAAGTTCTAATAGATCAAACACCTGCAACAACTATTACCTGGGTATCCAATACGCAAATACGAGCAGAAATTCCCGCTTCTACGGAAGGTGCAAGCAAATCTGTATATGTAATTAATCCGGATGGATCTTTAGCATTACTTGTTAACGGGCTTACGTACTCAGCTTTCCCTGCTTGGAGTACGGGTAGTACATTAACATCAAGTGAAGCGTTGGTGCCAATATCTATACAATTAAGTGCACCTTCTGCAACAGTGTATACTTTGGCTGCGGCAAACACCTTGCCTTCTTCATTATCATTATATGCAAACGGATTAATTGCAGGCACAGTTGCGGCAAATACCACAACCAATTATAACTTTACAGTAAATGCTAAAGACGCAGAGAATCAAGATACATCTAGAAATTTTACATTGCCAATTACACGAAATGTCGAACCTGCTTGGACAACTGCTGCTAATCTAGGATCAGCACTTGTAAACGAGAATTATTCAAATACTCTTGTTGCAACAGACCTATCCAGTATAACATATTCTGTTGCAGTAGGATCTTCTCTACCTGCAAACCTCACACTTGCAGCAAACGGTTTGTTATCTGGTTCCGTTTCTTCTGCTAATACATATTCATTTGCTATAGTTGCAACTGATACTGCAAATCTATCTAACACCAGAACATTTTCAATATCTATTACGCAGGGGGAACCATACTCACCATATACTACTTTATTATTGAACGGCGAAGGTACCGCATCAACTAATGGGGCCAACAACAATGTATTCATAGATAGTAGCACCAATAACTTTAATATACAAAGAAATGGTAATACAAGTCAAGGTACTTTTAGTCCGTATGGTAGTAATTGGAGTAACTACTTTGATGGTACTGGGGATTATTTAAATACTCCCTATTCAGCAACAATGTTGTTCAGTGCAAATAATTTTACAATAGAAGCATTTATATATCCAACAACAGCCGGTGTGTTAAGAGGTGTTTGTAATAACTGGCAATCAGGCGGTGAATTTTATCTTGATATTACTTCCGGCAACGTTATGAGATTTGGATACAATAATGCGGCTTCAGGTCTTGGTACAGTAGACTATATAGGCACTACTCAAATTAGTGCTACTGTTTGGACTCACGTAGCTGTTGTAAGAAACGGAAACAGCTTATCTATGTATATTAATGGTGTACTAGATGCAAGTGGAAGCAGGGATGTTACTGGTCAAACTCTTTATTATTATAATGGCGCTAATAAGGATTTTAGAATAGGTGTTAGTGCAGATTTAACTGGGTACTTTACTGGATATATTAGCAACCTACGAGTAGTTAATGGTACAGCAGTCTATACCTCAGCATTCACCCCACCTACTTCACCACTAACAGCAATAGCAAACACAAGTTTATTGACATGTCAATCAAATAGGTTAATTGATAAAAGTACTAACAATTTTACATTAACTAGAAACGGTGATGTATCAGTTCAAGCCTTCCATCCATTTTTACAATCTGCAACAAATTATACTCCTAGCGTTAATGGTGGTAGTGCATACTTTGATGGTACGGGTGACTATTTAACGGCGTTATATAATTCTAATTATAATATACCTGCAAGCACACCATTCACTCTTGAAGGTTGGGCGTACACTACAGCTACCTCAGAGTTTCATTTTGTAAATAGAAATTGGAACTACGGTGGTACCGGGCCAACTTATGCGTTTTATTTAGCTAGTGGAACTACTCCAAATTGGAGTATCGCGGGTGCAGGTTCTGCTACTTATGTTATGATGAATCCTGGTACAGCAGGAATACTTGGACAATGGAATCATTATGCTTGGACAAGAGATGCCAATAATGTTTGTAGAATCTTTACGAACGGAGTTGAAGCAACCGGATCAACTAGAACAGATTCCCAAGCATTGACCTCTAGTTCGGGTAATATGTTTATTGGAGTTTCTAGTAATTTAGCTTCAAACTATACAAATGGTTATCTTTCAGATTTACGACTTGTGGTTGGTACTTGTATATATACCGGTAACTTTATACCACCCACAAGTCCACTAACAGCAATTGCAAATACAAGTTTATTGACAAATTTTACTAATGCAGGTATTATTGACCAAACCGGTAAAAATAATTTAGAAACTCTTGGCGGCGCACAATTAAGTACCGCGGTTAAAAAGTATAACAACGCTAGTATATATTTTGATGGAACTGGGGATTACTTATATTCACCTCCAAACTTAAATTATGCTATGGGTTCTGGTAACTTTACAATAGAATTTTGGTACTATCCTGTTACACATACCAACACTGACCCTACTATTATGGGAAATTATAACGCAACATGGACAAGTAACAAATGGGCATTTCACGCTCCACATGCTAGTTATGCTAGTAAGTATAGTTTTTGGGTGAATAATTATGCAGCTGGTTCAGCAATATTAGTTAGCACATCTAATATAACGAACGGTGCTTGGGCACATATAGCAATAACACGTTCAGGTAGTACATGGAGAATGTTTGTCAATGGTACTATACAAGCTACTACTACGTCAAGCGTGGCATTAGACGGTGGCACTGCGGCAAGTATGGATGGATTCTACATTGGTGCTAATTTCTATTCAAGTGGTGGAGGACGACATATAAATGCCTACATAGACGATTTAAGAATCACTAAGGGATATGCACGATATACAGCTAACGTTACTCCCCCTACTGCTATAACTTGATAATAATATGTGGATTCTAAGTTTTCTTCCTGATTGGATTTTTCATGCGATTGTAATTGCTGGTCTAGTAGCAGTAATCGTCGGGACATTTCTCAAATCAATACCAATAATAAATAACTACTCATTACCCATAAAGGTAATTGGATATATTGCACTTGCACTTGGAATCTTTTTAGAAGGTGGTCTTAATAACGAAAAAGTATGGCAAGCAAGAGTGAAAGAAGTTGAGGCAAAATTGGCTATCGCGGAACAGCAATCTAAAGAAGAAAATGTTAAAATAGAAACTAAAGTTATAACAAAGACTCAGGTTATTAGAACTAGAGGAAAAGACATTGTTAAATACGTAGACAGAGAGATAGTAAAATACGATACTAAATTTGCACCTGGCGGAGTTTGTGAGATTCCTAAAGAATTTATTAAAGCACATAACGATGCAGCTGAGGCACCAAAATGAAATATATTAGCATTGCACTTTTAACACTATTGATAGGCTGTTCAACTACTGTGCCTGTAACTGCAAAGTTTCCAGAAGTACCAGAAAGGTTAATGAAAACATGCCCTCAATTAGAAAAATTAGAAAACGACGCAAAGTTAAGCGACATATCAAAAACAATCACAATTAATTATTCAACATATTATGAATGTGCAGTCAAGAATGATGGCTGGATAGAGTGGTATAATATTCAAAAGAATATTTTTGAATCTGTAAAATAAAAAATAAAAACTGGAGAGAAGATGACTAAAGATGTAGTCCATGGGATTAATGTCGATTATTCTAAAGATAATCTGTTCGATGAATTAGGTATTAAAAGATTAAAAGAAAGCTATATGAAGGATGAGGAAGTATCTCCTCAAGAAAGATTTGCATATGTATCAGCCGCTTTTGGAAGTAATAAAAAACATTCTCAGCGCCTTTACGATTACGCCAGTAATCATTGGCTCAGCTACAGTACTCCTATTCTTAGCTACGGTCGTAGCAAGCGCGGCTTACCTATCTCTTGCTTTCTACCGTATCTTGATGACAGCGCAGAAGGCCTTGTTAGTACATTATCAGAAGTAAATTGGCTCAGCATGCTGGGAGGAGGAGTTGGAATTGGCATTGGTATTCGTTCTTCTGATGATAAGTCTGTTGGTGTTATGCCTCATCTTCGCACCTATGACGCGTCATCGCTTGCTTATAGACAAGGTAGGACACGTCGTGGCTCATATGCTGCTTATTTGGACATTAGTCATCCTGATATCCTCATCTTTTTAGAGATGAGAAAACCAACAGGCGATCCTAATATGAGGACGCTTAATTTGCATCACGGCATTAATATCACTGACGACTTTATGGCGTTGGTTGAAAAATGTATGATAGATAAAGATGCAGATGATATATGGGAATTAAAAGACCCTCATTCAGGTGAAGTTCGTGATACTATCTCTGCCAGAGAATTATGGCAACGTATTATTGAAATGAGAATGCAGACAGGCGAACCATATCTACATTTTATTGATACAAGTAACAGAGCAATGCCGGAATTTCAGAAGAAGCTTGGTCTAAGTATTAAACAGTCTAATCTATGCTCTGAAATTATTTTACCTACAGACAAAGAACGTACTGCAGTATGTTGCCTATCATCTTTAAACTTAGAATATTATGATGAATGGAAAAACAATAAGTTATTCCTAAGAGATGTTGCTGAAATGCTAGACAATGTCCTGGAATATTTCATTAATAATGCACCCAAGGCAATTTCTAGGGCAATATACTCTGCTATTCGTGAGCGTTCTATTGGCATTGGTGCTTTAGGGTGGCATGCTTATTTGCAGAAAAATAATATACCATGGGAATCTGCATTAGCTGTAGGCAGAAACAATCAAATCTTTAAACATATTAGACAAGGTTTAGATCATGCAAATATTGAATTGGGTAAAGAAAGAGGGGAAGCTCCGGATGCCGTTGGCACTGGGCGTCGTTTTAGCCATATGCTTGCTATTGCACCTAATGCAAGTTCAAGTATTATCATGGGTAATACTAGTCCCAGTATTGAACCTTTGCGTGCTAATGCTTATAGACAAGATACGTTATCGGGGTCAATGCTCAACAAAAATAAATGGCTAGATAGAATTATACAGAAACATGCTGAGATTCATCCCGAAGGTTGGGCAGACGAGGTTTGGTCAAGCATCATTGCGAATGATGGTTCAGTTCAACATATAGAATGGTTAAGTGATTGGGAAAGAGATGTGTTTAAAACATCTATGGAAATAGATCAACGATGGGTTATTCAACATGCCGCAGATCGTCAACAATATATAGATCAAGCGCAGTCTGTTAATCTATTCTTTAGACCAGACTCTAATATTAAATACTTGCACGCTGTGCATTTTATGGCATGGAAAATGGGGTTGAAAACACTTTACTATTGCCGTTCTGAAAAGATCGGTAAAGCGGATAAAGTATCTAAAAAGATCGAACGAGAAGTCATCAAAGAACTTGATATGAAGGCCATGGTCGACGGTGATATTTGTATTGCGTGTGAGGGATAAATGATAACAATAACCGAATCAGCAAAAGAGAAAATTATTGATATAATGATAGATGAAAATGATCCATCATTATCTTTGAGAACTTTTGTCCAAGGTGGTGGGTGTTCTGGTTTTACTTATGGGTTCACGTTGGATAGTGTTAAAAATGAAGACGATTATGAATACGAGGTAGACCGTTTCAAAATATTTGTCGACAGTATCAGTATGCAATATTTGAACGGAGCAACAATAGATTATAAGGAAGAACTTATGTCTAAGCAATTTGTAATTACTAATCCAAACGCAAAACACACCTGTGGTTGTGGTAGTAGTTTTACTGTATAAAAGAATATGGCACACTTAGTAGCAAATTTACCACCAATTCACGGTTGGATAAGAAGAGAATTCTTATATGACTTTGAAAAAGGTCACGGCGAATATGAACCTTGTATATGGATAACCTTAAAAAGTATCAGGGGCCAAGCATTTCGTATTGAGGCATATTTACCTAATTATGGTGCTTTGTATGATAAATTACCTTTACATGCTTTTGTATCTAGAACAGAAAATTTAGACGAAAGTAAATTTTTAGATTTAGACGCGCTTCAAATTTGGGATTGCTTTAGTTACGATTTTACAGTAATCCAAAAGTCATTTATGAGAAATTTAAGTTGTAAGTTCTATGCTAAGGATAAAAATTTTTACAGCGGAGACTATTTATTTACTGTAGATCATTCCTCTCCTGATATGAATATCTTAGATACAAGTTATGCTGAATGGCCTGAAGATCACAAAAGTTTTAACTTTATACAATTGGACAACGGTCAATATGCAGCACAGCCAAACAATCGTTGTCTATTTTTAGACGCAGCTAGCAATCCAAAAGAATTAAAATTCCCAGATTTTAGAGTATGCACAAAGAAATATGTTGTAGAAACAAACCCAAAATGGTTTTTGGGAGACAGTAACACAGTAATGTACGAAAAGGAATAAAAATGCCAGAACAATTTTTACACGAAAGATATATCAGATATAAATGTAAATGCGGATGCGAACAACATTGTGGGCACAGTTGCTCTACTGAAGGTTGCAACTGTACAGAATGTGAATGTAAACAATGTTCCGACACTGATAAGAATATTGAAAAAGGATACAACTAATGAAAAAGATTTTAAGATTTACGGCATCATGGTGTGGTCCTTGTAAAGCATTGGCAACAAACCTAGAAAAAGCAGACATTAAAACTCCTATTGAAGTAATTGATGTGGATGAGAATAATGCTTTGGCCGCAGAATATGGCATTCGAGGTGTTCCAACTCTAATTATGATTGACGAAAATATTGAGGTTAAAAGAATGTCAGGTAACAAAACTGTAGAAGAACTAAAAGAGTGGGTAGGCGATGGTAACTAAACCTAAAAGCAGATTAACAGATAATAGAAATTCTTTTAAGCCTTTTAATTATCCATGGGCATATGATGCTTGGCTTAAACATGAACAAAGTCATTGGTTACACACCGAAGTACCAATGCTTGAAGATGTTAAGGATTGGAAAAAGAAATTAAATAAAGAAGAGAAAGAATTTTTAACTCACATCTTTAGATTCTTCACCCAAGGTGATATTGACGTTGCTGGCGGCTATGTTAAAAATTATTTGCCTTATTTTCCGCAACCTGAAGTACGTATGATGTTGATGGGATTTGCTGCAAGAGAAGCTTTACATATTGCAGCATATAGTCATCTAATTGAAACATTAGGGTTGCCCGATACTACATACAATCAGTTTATGGAATATCAGGAGATGAAAGATAAACATGATTACGTACTTGACATTAGTTCTCGGAATGGTGACACTAGTTCTACTGCAACACACATCGCAGTCTTCTCAGCTTTTACAGAAGGTATGCAACTTTTTAGTTCTTTTATTATGTTGCTTAACTTTCCTAGAATGGGTAAAATGAAAGGTATGGGCCAGATTGTAACCTGGTCTATCGTTGACGAAACACAGCATGCAGAATCTATGATTAAATTATTCCGAACATACGTAGAAGAAAACAAGGAGATATGGAATGATGAGCTCAAAGGGAAGATCTACACGATTGCGGAGAAAATGGTTGATTTGGAAGATAAGTTTATTGAACTGTCTTTCCGAACTGGCGCGATACAGGGCCTAACAGAAAACGATGTAAAGGAATATATTCGTTACATTGCTGATAGACGTCTAATTAGTCTTGGATTAAAAGGAATCTTTAAACGTAAAAAGAATCCTTTGCCGTGGGTCGAAGAAATGATTAATGCTCCAACGCATACTAATTTCTTTGAGAACAGAGCAACAGATTATGCCAAAGGTGCATTATCAGGTGATTGGCATGATGTTTGGGGAAGTGCTACATGACAGAAGAAACTATATCATATGTGGATAAGCGCAGAGAAATTTGCGACAAATGCGAACATAAGAAAATTATAATCGGTGCGAAATTTTGTGAGGAATGTGGTTGTGCTATTTGGGGTAAGACTCTGATTAAGTTTCAATCATGTCCTAAAGGTAAATGGAATGCCGAAGAAAATTGATCATGCACATATGAATGCGGCGGAGGGGTATGCTAAACTATCTCATGCTCGCAGATTGCAAGTTGGTGCTATTATAACTAAAGATGATAGAGTTATATCAATAGGATATAACGGCACACCTGCAGGTTGGGACAATAATTGTGAAGATGAAATAGAAGAAAAATTCACATACGTTATTGATTATGGCGGTGAACAATATGAAGGCGCTAACATTAGTTTAAAGACTAAAGCTGAAGTTATACACGCCGAATCAAATGCTATAGGTAAATTAGCTCGTTCATCTGAATCAGGTGAAGGTGCAACGATGTATATTACCCATGCCCCTTGTTTTGATTGTGCTAAATTAATTCATGTGGCGGGCATAAATAAAGTATTCTATCGCAATCAGTATAGAAACACAGATGGCATAGACTTTTTAAATAAATGTAATATTGAAGTGGAGTTAATATGAGTAAATTAAATGCTAAAAGAATTGGAATAACTTGCAGTTCGTTTGATCTTTTCCACGCAGGCCATGTGGTCATGCTTGAAGAAGCAAAACGACAGTGTGATTACTTAATTGCAGCAATACAATCTGATCCAACGATTGATAGGGAAACAAAAAATAAACCTGTTCAGTCTATTATCGAAAGACAGATTCAAGTATCAGCTTGCAAGCACGTAGATGAAATTATCGTTTACACAACAGAAAAAGAGTTAGAAGATATTCTAATGGCTTTGCCTATTGATGTTCGTATTCTTGGTGAAGAATATAGAGATACAGAATTTACAGGTAAAGAGATTTGTATGAAACGAGGAATCGAGTTGTATTTTAATAAAAGAGATCATTTCTTTAGTTCATCGGATTTAAGAACTAGAGTATATGATGCAGAAGCTAAGAAAAGGGGAATTACATGGCAAGGAAACAACATTACGAATGTGTCGAGTGTGATGCCGTCTTCAAGATAAATTACGACTTAGATGATAAGTATTACAAAGTAGAATTCTGTCCATTCTGCGGTGCTGGTATGGATGAAGATCAGCATGACCAACAATACGAAGACCTCGACAACGAAGACGAAGACCTGTCCTAAATGTGAGACAGAACATAAGAAGCCCGGGAAGTTTTGCTCTCGGGCTTGTGCCAATTCAAGGCAATGGACAGAAGAACATAAACAAGTGTTCTCAGAAAAGCAAAAAGAATATATGGCTCGCGACGAGTCAGAATATCACAGATATAAGAAATCTATACAAACAACAATGCTTCACAAAACTGGTGCTATGGGCAACGGCCTAGCAACAGAACGAGCTGAAGATGTAATGACAGATCCCGAAGATTATTTCCTTGTCCCGCCCCGAGATGATGGAGATAAGTTCGTAGAAGGCGGAGATGTATGGGAGATTATGTAATATAAATACTAATTTAGAATTGGTATTTAGATGTGGTTATATAAAGATTCTCCATTCGAGATTGTTCCAGAAGATGCTTACGGTTATGTTTATTTGATAACTAACACTGTTACCGGTCGTAAGTATATAGGTAAAAAGTTATTCTGGTTCAAACGAACTAAAGTAGTCAAGGGCAAGAAAAAAAGACTAAAGATAGAATCTGATTGGCGAGACTATTGGTCATCGTCAGATGAAGTTAAAGCAGATGTTGAAGCAAACGGTGCTGATAAATTTATAAGAGAAATACTTCATATTTGCCCCAATAAAGGTTTATGTAATTATTTAGAAGCCAGAGAACAAATGGATCGACGGGTTCTAGAAACTGATGATTACTACAACGGTCAAGTTCAATGTCGAGTTCATAAAACTCATATAAAGAATTTAAAATAAAGTTTACAAGGATATATATGCAAATAACTGGTGGATTATCGATAGTGGGAGGAACAACAATAATAAACCCCGTTGTAATTTTATCATTATTAAGCGGTGATGCCAATGTTAGTATTGGCACAACAGTAGAATGGTCATCTAATACTTGGCTGTATCTTGCAGAAGGACAATCAAATGTAGCTGCTCAAGATTATACAACAGATACAAATAATATAGTTTGGCAATTGTTTTATGCTCACAAATCTATCAAATTGCCGGTCAGTCAAGGCAACGTAGATTACGTAGGTGGCGGCGGCGCAAGATGGAGCACTATTACAAGGAACGATGGCGCTAATGAAATAACTTTATATGGAGCAATAGGCGGCGAAGGCGCAAATAAAACAAATTTTAAATCCAACACCGATACTGTTATAGCTACTGCCAATTATTTAGTTTATCCTCTGGCAAATGCTGCAGCATTATATCCAGGTAATATAACAACACAATTTATTGTTCCGGAAAATAGATTTTTTATGTTAGGTTTTTCAAGCGGACCTTTCTTTAAAAATTATAGAAGAACTGCAAATAATTATACCGCAGTTAATGGCGGAATGCCGATATTTACCGTTTTAAATGAAGTATATTCTGGCAATTGGCCCACTGGACCAATTAGAGGAATACCTAATTTATTTGGGGGCAACACCACAAACTTTACCAAATTAACAAGTAACATTTTATTATCTGCAGTTAAATTTGAAGTAGTATGATCTTTGCAATAATTTTATTATTAACAGCTTTAGCAATTTCAGGTATAGCAGGATATTTTTCAATCATAGGATTGGCACATATATTCTCAGCTAATCCTATGCCTATTATAGTAATGGGTTGTTTTCTTGAAATAGGCAAATTGGTAACAGCTTCATTTGTATATAGACAATGGGATAAGATTAATTTTATAATGAAGACGTACTTTGTCTCCAGTGTAGTTATATTATCAATTATCACATCACTTGGTATATTTGGATACTTATCAAAATCCTACACATCTGATTCTGCTGCAATATATGATAGTGAGACTAAATTAAGTACCACACAAAGTCTAATAGAAATTGAAAAGAAGAGATTAGATAATCTAATGCAGCAACAAGCAAAACGAGATCTACCGAATAAACGAATAGAACTAGATATTAAAGAATCTCAGAATAAAATATCTGAGCTGACGAAAGAAATGGGTGTTGTCCAAAAGGATAAGAACAAACAGAACTCCGAGATAGGCCCTATACGTTATATTTCGGAATTGGTTTATCAGAAAAATGATATGGGTACGATTGATAGGGCGGTTCGTTTAATAATTATATCATTGATGTTTGTATTCGATCCGTTGGCTATTTTATTAGTTGTTGCAGCCAATATGCTATTAAAGGCAGAAAAGCGAAAAAACAGGCCAAAAATGTCAAAATATTCGATAGAAATTGATAAAAGTGACGTTTTTAACATCAAAAATAAAGACTTAAGCTGATATAAATATATAGAAATCGGAGAAATTATGCCATTAACAAGAATTAAAACATCTGGACTAACAGCAAATGTTGTATATCAATCTATCGTTGCTGGTACTGGTATAACAGTTACTGCTAATAGTGCTACACAGGTAGTTATTTCATCTAGCGGCGGTGGCGGCAATAATGCAAGAACAACAGGATACAGTCTAGTATTCGGAGGATAATAACAAATGGCATCACCAAATTTAATTAGCGCAAATTTAATTATAGGAAAAACTTCTGGTATATTACTTTCCAATACTAACGAAATAAGTGTATTGGAAAATCCTACAAGTTCCGGTAAATGTTTAAAAATTAATACGTTAAATTTAGCTAACTACGGAAGTTCCGCAACAGCTGTTACTGTTAATTTTCATAATGCAACTGGGTTAGGTGGTAGCAGTTTTGCCATTACCGGTAATGTTTCAGTTCCACCTTCATCTACTATGAATATTATAGATAAAACCAGTCAATATTATTTAGATGAGAACACAAGCATAGGAGCGAAAGCAGGCAGCGCAGGAAATATTGTGGTTACTGTTAGTTATGAGGAAATAAGCTAAATGGTAAAACGCTACGCAGGTGGATTGATATCGAGCACTAAAGTTTCTACCGGGGAATTTTCTGCCAGTGGGGTTTTCAATACATCTGATGCCGCTCAAGGTTTATCTGCAGGTCTATGGCCGGTACCTAGAAATCGTGCAACTGTTATAGATTATATTGTTGTTGCAGGTGGCGCTGGTGGTGGTGGATATTATAACGCAGGCGGCGGCGGCGCAGGAGGAGTTCTATTCGCAAATAATGTTTCTGTAGGTCAGGTTACATTCACACTTACAATAGGCGCTGGAGGCGCAGCTGGAACCGCTGACACAAAGGGAGGTACTGGGGTAAACACTTCTATAGCTGCTCCAGGATTTTCTACGGTCACCGCAAGTGGAGGTGGTGGCGGAGGTGGTGGCTCCGGCAGCCCGGGCGGCAACCCTGGAGGATCAGGTGGAGGTAATAGTGGTTATACTACAGCTGCTACATATGGCAACGGCACGCCGGGGCAAGGAAACAGAGGTGGAACGGGTGGTAGCTACGGTGGCGGTGGCGGGGGTGGAGCCGTACAAGTAGGCTTTAATGGCACTTCAACTGTAGGTGGCCGAGGTGGTAACGGTATTGTTTGGTTTAATAGTACCTATTACGGAGGCGGTGGCGGTGGCGCAGCATATGACGGTTCTGCTCCTGCGGAACCTATTGCACCAGGAGGTTTAGGTGGCGGTGGTGCTGGTTCTACTTTTGGTATAGCTGGCGCTCCTGGAGATGCAAGTACCGGAGGTGGTGGCGGTGGCGCTAATGGATATTCGCCCGTTAGTCAATTTGCTGGTAGTGGAGGAAGTGGTGTAGTAGTATTAAGATATCCTGCAGTATTTACTCGTGCGTTATCTACAACTGGCGCAAACACTTATACAGTATCTGAAGGATATCGCTATTATACGTTCACATCATCCGGTACAATAACATTCTAAAAGTATATGACAACAAAAGTATTAGTATCACAATTATCAGTTCCACCTGGCGTAGCAACGCAATCTGGTTCAATAACATTTTAATAAATAAATTAACATAGTTGCTTATTAAGCAAATTTAAATAGGAGAAAGAAAAATGGCACATTATGCTCAAGTAGTAAACGGAATCGTAGCACAAGTAATTGTTGCAGAACAAGATTTCATTGATTCAGGCGCAGTTGGAAGCCCAGCAGACTGGGTTCAAACAAGCTATAACACACAAGGTGGAGTACATCGTAATGGTGGAACACCACTAAGAAAAAATTATGCAGGTATCGGCTTTGTATATGATGCAGGTAGAGATGCATTCTATGCACCTCAACCATATCCAAGCTGGGTTTTAGATGAGGCAACATGCTATTGGAATGCACCAATCGCACAACCAGAGAGTATACCTCCAACCGAAACGGAAGCAGGTACATTCTATACATGGGATGAATCCATTGTAAATTGGAAAGCTGAAACAGTTCCAGCATTAGGAACACCAGCCTAATTTGGTTAAATTAGGGGCCCGGCACCTTGCCGGGTCGGTTGACATCTACTGTCAACTATTATATAATTTGTCTGTGATTAATAAATCCCCCAGAAAATCCTGACTGAAGCAGTCTTTGTCTCAGTTATTTTGGGAGATCAACCATAGGAGAAAATATGAATATTAGTGCAAAAATTAGCAATGATTTTCTTGTTAGTTTTACATCAAAATTCTTACGAATATTTGGATTCATTGTTGTTATGTTTGTAGTTGTGCAGGCATGCAACGCAAAAATAGATAATTTGAAATTGGAAAATTCTACTTTAGCTGCAAATTATGTACCAGCAAAAGATGTTTTAAAACAATTAGATTGTTTAACTCGTAACATATATTGGGAAGCGGGATCCGAACCGTTTGAAGGTAAAGTAGGTGTAGCGCAAGTAACAATGAATAGACTAAATGATGGACGTTTCGCAGATTCAGTTTGCGGTGTCGTATATCAGAAAAATGTAGTTTATGAAAAGGTTATTTGTCAATTTAGTTGGTATTGCGAAACCCCCGGACAATTAAGACCTATTAGTAAACCTTTATGGAAAGAAAGTGAAGAAGTAGCTAAGAAAGTTTTGTTAGAAGATTTTAGGTTACCCTCACTCAAAAATGCTCTTTATTTCCATGCAGATTATATTAATCCAAATTGGAATAAACCAAAAATTGATAAAATAGGCAGACATATTTTTTATGGAGACAAATCGTGAATATAAACGCAGTAAGAAACTTTCTACATGAACATCTGCATAAAATTTCCGCAGATACATTAGGTTGGTTAGCAGCAATAGTAATTCATTGTGCAACCATTCCCAGTCTTATAGCTTTGCTAACAGGTTTAAGCGATAGAACTCCGGGTTTAGATATTATTATGTTCATGTGGGGAGGCTTAGTATTATTGTTTGCAAGAGCGGTAGTATTAAAAGATGCATTGAACATAATCACAATCGGCATTGGATTTATTATTCAAGCCACTCTAATGGCACTTATTCTTTTTAAATAATATCATGAGCAAACTAGAATTGTACGGAAGAAATTACGTAGTATTCGATGCAACAAACAAAGATCATCGAAAATGGTTTGCTGAATTTAATAAGTCATTATCATGGGGTCATTGCCCTGTTAGATTTGTGATAGATAATGATCACGGTGATTTGGTTACTATGATTCAACGCAGTTTAATTCAATATTATGTAGATAAAGAGTTTAAGACTGGCACATTCAAACGAGGTTGACACCTGACCAAAAAGGTGTTAAAATTAAGACATGAAAATTGCACTTACATCAGACATTCATCTTGAGTTTGGAGAATGGGTTCCAGTTAATCCAGAGAATGCCGACGTCTTAATCTTATCTGGCGACATCTGTGTTGTTAGAGATTTAGCAGATAGAGATGTAAATAATTTAATGGGTGAGAATACTCGCAGTGCTATGTACCATAGATTCTTTTCTAATTGTTGCGAAACATATAAGAATGTTATCTATGTAATGGGCAACCATGAGCATTACCATAGTGATTTTGCTAAGTCTCATAAAACACTAAAAGACAAATTAGGGTATTTGAAGAACCTACACATCTTAGAAAAAGAAATCGTAAAGATTGATGATGTAACATTCATCGGTGGTACTCTTTGGACTGATATGAACAAAGAAGATCCTATCACCCTACATTCCATGACTCGTATGATGAATGATTTCCGATGTGTGGATAACAGCAATCGTGTTGTTAACTACAGGGCCTTTGACGATGCAAATAAAAATATTCCTACCTTCAGGGAACGCGCGGCACGTTTCTCTCCAGAAGATGCAGTGAAAGAACATAAGGATATGCTTGCCTACATCAAAGAAATTGTATCTGAAAAATACGATCAAAAGTTTGTTGTGGTTGGGCATCATGCACCTAGTAGACAAAGCACGCATCCTCGTTACAAAGATGAAACTATCATGAACGGCGGATATTCATCTGATCTAACAGATTTCATTTTAGATAGACCACAGATCAAAGCATGGACACATGGTCATACACATGAACTGTTTGATTATAATATTGGCAGTACTAGAGTAATATGCAATCCACGAGGATATGTACTTTATGAAAGAGACACTGATGAAAAACAACCTTATTTACCACACGTGTTTGAAGTATGACAGACGAAGAAATGATTCAAATATATAATGAAATGGTTGAACGGTATGGGGATAAACTACCTAATCCCGAACATCAACCTATTGAATTCAAATACTATTTGAAATTATTTCTCTATTATAGAAATAGGACAGTGCAATTATGATAACCCTTAAAGAAATGTTTGAGCGAATCAAAGGTCTTACTTACCATGAAGTAACTATTGAACTACATGAGCCACTAAGGTTTAATGGCACTGTACCTTTTAACACTAAAATTGTGGGAGACATGGCAACATTCTCGGTTCTTGCCGAAACATATGCAGAAGCGGAATGTAAGGTATGGGACTACATAAGGAGCCTAGATGAGGACACCTAAGGATAGAACAGACTTACTATATAAGTTTTCTCTAACAGATTATGTACCGGAAACACATTGGAACACGTCTAGAATATTTGAAATAGATCCTAATATGAATAAACAATTTTTTGATGTAGATAAAGATTTAATTAAATACAATATAACAATGCCAGATGCTCCTAAGTTTACTCTTTGGAACATTCCGCAACATACGAAATGAAATTTCTATTAGCACTCCTAATCTTTGTGACTAATTCTGTATTTGCCAAAGGCTCATACTTATTATATGATTATGAATTAGACACCTCACAAGTTGCATATAATATAGATCAAGTTAGACCAATTGCTAGTATAACGAAACTGTTCACTGCTATTGTCATACTAAGAAGCGGTGTAGAGATGGAAGAGAAAGTAAAAGTTCAGGGTAAGAGCAGAGGCAAATTCCCTCGAGGTTCGCAAGTTACAAGAATGAACTTGATGCGAGCCATGCTTATTAGCTCAGACAACCTCGCGGCACAGACATTAGCAAATACATATCCTGGCGGATTCAATCAATTTATCATAGACACAAATATCTATGTAAATGGTATGGGGTTGATTAATACTAAAATTGTAGATAGCTCAGGATTACTTGCAGGCAATGTAAGTACAGCAAAGGATTTAGCAAGGTTTCTTTGGATTATCAAAAACAATCCTACAATTAGGGAAATTTCAAATGAACCAAATAAAGTTATATCTATACCTAAAGGTAAAAGAACATTAAAGATTCATCTGCGCAATACAAATCCAAGCATTTTTGTTTTTGATAATATATTAATATCTAAAACAGGTTTTACTAGTCCTGCAGGTAGATGTGTTGTGATGTTAGTTGAAAAGAATGGTACATATAATGCTGTGATTGTTTTGGGACAAAAGAACGTAAAAGCCAGATCTAGAATTGCAAATGATTTGATAACGGCGGATCCATTAGAAAAACCAAAAGAAACAGTACATGAACCTATAGAGTTCAATTTTGGAATGTGAGTACCTATACAAATGGAAAGGGTATTGCTTGACATACTATCCGCAAGGTGTTATAATATAGACATAGCAATCTTAAAGGACATTGTAATGAATTTGACGATTAATGGCTTGACGCTTGAACAGGTTGAGATGCTCGATATGATGTGGTCTCATGATACAGAAGAAGAGTTTCTCGGATGGTATGAATCATTATCCAGTAAAGAAATGCACCAGTGCGATCTTTTGCAACGTCTTATCTTGATGGAATCTTTAGATACAGCAATGGAACAGGAAAATAATTATTCCGAAGCAAAGAGCGCTTTGGCAAAATTCCGATTGAACTAAATGAACGAACGAATTAAAGAATTGGAAAAACAATGTTGGTCTCATCGAGTCGAAGGTGCGCTGGTGGATGGCAATCTACATTTCGATACAAAAAAATTCGCCGAGTTGATTATTAAAGAATGTATCCATGCATGTGTTGCTGACATAGCAGATCCTAGAGATACAATTGAACTTAAATGTGCAAAGAAGATTAAAGAACATTTTGGAATTGAAGAATGACTGAATTAGAAATTGCACTGCAAGCACATGACTGGAGCTTAGATGGTTGGCGCACAAGACCTCAAGTGGACCAATTGATGAAGAGTCACCCAGATCCTGCAGAAGCCCAGGCACTATGGCAACAGTATTGCCCTTGGAGCAACAGCAATGGCGGGTATGTTGCATGGTCAAAAAAATTCATACAAGACAATGCCACAATGATATGGAGTTATCAATGACACCAGATTACAATTTACTATGCCAAACAAGGTCCTTGTACAACGAACCATATCACACTGTGAGACCATTGTTGCCAATAAGAATGCAACATGGTGCAGACATGATGGTCTGGGCTGAACAGACATTTGGACCAGCGGGTCACAGAGTCAAAAGCATTGTGGGACAAACCGTAAAGATTGCAGAACCCGGTCTACGATACTATGTCGATCCCACTGCATTTTGGTTTAGACACACTAAAGACCGAGATAGTTTTGTTATACATTGGACAAAGGAATTACACTGTGATTAAAATTATATTGGCATTTTTTATTGCATTTGGTATTTGTTATTTTGGAA